TGTTACTGAATTGTTTGCAACTATAATATTTATATATCTATTATTCTTAAAATCCTTGTATACTGTATACAGATAACCATCAATAAGCAGATATTCGCCATCCAAATGATTTACCTTGTATATTTCTCCATTCATCAGTTCGTTAACTGGTAAATCAACAAGTTGCTTTATGTTTTCGACAATCTTAAGTGTATCTACTGTTTCTGTAAAAACGCAAGAGTCTTCCTTGGACATTATGTTATTGTTGTTGTCAAATGAATATGGTGAATTGCATAACCAACCGCCATTCATCTGGTAATATGGGTTTCCATCATATCTGTCTTCTCCGTTGAAGTAAGGATAAATGTTATGATACTTGTAGGCAAGAGTTGTTTCACTTGAAGAGTCATTCTTCATATATACCAATTCGAATGTGTCCTTGTTGTAGCTTATTACCTCCTTAATGTCTTTATCAATAATTGCATCATAAATAGAATTTCCACTTATCACATAACCGTCATCAGTTTTCTCTATAGCCACATAAATGTCCCTATGTTTGATTGGGAGACCTTGATAGCTGTGATAGATTCCGTTCTTGAAGTCTACTGTATTGTACTGTATAGTCTTTGTGGAATTATACCAATCTATTCTTGGCATACCCTTGCAGCACCAATATGGGTCAAGTATAGGATTTGTGACTGTAGTATATTCCTTGATGTCATAATCCCAATCATTGACACTTAAAGGGAAGTTTTCAGTGAAGGCTGATTCTGTATACAATTCTGCGTATTTGTTAACAAAGTTCTTGCTTACAAGACCGAACATACCGAACATCATCTCAACTCCTTGAATTGTTCCTTTGTGCCTAAGTATATGCCTTGAATTAAGCTTTAATCTCTTTAGAAACATTCGGTTAATATCCTTATATGAATATTCCTTTTCAGAGCTATATTTCTTGATTCTCTTGTTGACAAGAAGTTTCTTTTTCAAAACAGCATCACCAACTCGAATCAACTTTGTCTTCTTATTCTTGTTTTCCTCTGTAATAGCTTCCTTCGCATATTTACCATCGCAATCATCAATTGTTCCTCCAGTACGGTCATCACATATGTTGAAATAGCCAAACTTATATTTAAGTCTTTCATTTGTGTATGGCTTAATTTGAGTCTTGATGTCTTGATTGAAAATCCTATTCAACTTATATATTGTACCATTATTTCCGATTACAATATTCTCATTTTCGTTTATTGCTTGTGCAGTAATGTTTTCAAAATCACTTGTAAAGCAAAGTCCGCTTTCATCCAATCCCCTATAATACTTGAAATCACCATCTTCTTCCGTACAACCAGTTATGAATTCGTTCAAAGTTAGTGGGTATATGGATTTGACATCAAATCCCTCTGTAGCCAATTCATCACTTAAAAAATAATCTGGAATATTATTTTTGTCGTTATATGTGATTTGATTATAATGTGTTATACCGTCAATGTAGAATTTGATTTCATCGAACTCTCTTCCGAATAGTCTGATTACTTGTGCCAACTTCTCACCGTTCTCGGTGTATTCTGAATTCTCGTTTCCTCCCTTTGTATATGACCAGTCAAAGTTCTTTATTGAATCGTGTGTAAGCATTCTATAAAGATTATCGGAAAAATGAGTATCATAGAATTCTGAAATGCTTACAAATCTGCTGATGTATGAATTAATACCAGCCTCATCTGAACCGATATTGTAACCTCCATATGTGGTTGGGAATGTAAATGATTGAACACTTGTATCATAGCCATATTCTCCTTCCGACATTATTTCAAAATAAACCGTATATTTCGGGTCTGATTTAGGATTCAATATAACAGATTGAAAACTGTCCAATGAATTAAAGAACTTGTCAATAAAGCTTTTCTTAGGTCTGATATGATAGCCTTTTGCAAAATCATTTTCTCCATTATTGTTTGGTATAAAATAAATCAAGTTTTGATTGTATTTTACACATATGATTGAAAACGTTTTCATACCTTCAGCCTCGAACCTTACACTATATATGATAGCTCCATTTCTGTATTTTGGATTTGGGATTGGAAGATTATTTCTTTTTGCATATTCTATCTCATCCTTGTTACATATGGTATTTGCTGATTTTACATTAACTGTAAATGCAGAAGCAACGACCTCTTCATCATTGTCAAGTATCTCATAGTTAACCCAATGCTCGTTAGCGGCAAGATACTTCAACTGCTTCTCGTCATTGTCATCAGTCACCCATTCTGTATATATGTCTATATTGAATGGGTTGTCAACAAACAATGCATTATTATATCTCTTTTCTATATCACCATCAATATAAAAGTTCAATGATGCCATTGTGGAGTCTGTAACATACAATTCTCCAGGAAAAGTACTTAGTATTCCGTTCACGGAACCTCTCACCAATTCAGCGCACGAACCGTAATAAGCAAAGTCTGACAACTTATAGTAATCGTTTTTTAGAACAATCTTGTCTTCTGTGTATTCGGTTTCGGCAGAAGCATCTTGCACGTCAGAATAAGTCCAAGTAGTTCCGTGCTCGTTTTCAGCCCAGTTCTTTAGTGCATTGGACTTGTATTGCACGTTTTCATCGTTGATGGTGATTATGAAGTTGCCGCTTTTGTATTTAGGCACTTGCCTTGCAGCAAAATTGTCTATACCGCCTATTGTTGTATAGTCCCTTTCATAAATCACACCGTCATCTGTCCTCTGATGCTTCTTCTTTAAAACATAATTGCTATGTGACTTAATGTATGCCATATTACTTGTCGTTAATAGTTTGTGTAAAGTCTATGTCATTATTCTTGTTCTTCTTAACCTCGAACAATGGTACTGAAGTATACTCATCCTTAAGAGTGTAATGTTCAGACTGATGATATATCTCGTTGTTATTGTTGTATGTTGTGACAAGACCGTTGTCAAGGTCTCTCAATTGGCTTCCTTCCAACATATTGGAAATTGTATCAGCATCGTGGTCAACCATTTCAATCTCAATCATAACTGGTTCAAACTTTGTGTTTATGAACAACACCTCTTGGCTTACGTTTCCTATGAATGGTATTGCATTTGCCTTGAATGATGGAGCCACAGAAGGTGTGACAGTAATGAACGTAAGTGTCGAACTGTCGTTATATCTGTATGAGACTATCTTCTGATTTGAATTGGTCAAGTTTGTTGTAAGTGGCTCACATCTGTTGTTGCTTGTGATTATCCTATAATAATCATCCCTACCGCCATCGCTAGCATTGATATATACAATCCTATAACCGACAAGATTATTGTTGGTTGAGAACTTGTACCTATCAATGGCTTGTAACTTTGTGGTGTCTATCACAATGCCTCTAACATCTGGATAACTTGACAATACTCCAACGTCAGCAATGACTGCCCTTATCTCTCGTGGCTTTATATACACAGTATAGAACCCTTTTCTGCTGAATTCACTCATAGGCAAGTGCAAGTTGTACATTCCCTCAAGAACGCTGTCTTGCTCCTTATTCTCTGTAGTCCTTTTTGCTGCAACAAGTATGTTAGAATTCAGTTTCTTGAATACAAGATTGTTTGAATCCGTTTCAGATAGGTTGGGACGATATGAAAAGTAAATTTCAATATCGTCTATGTTTATTGTACTAGGTATTCTAGTACCATATGTTCCATTACTCATATTAGTTGTTTATTATGTTTATTTTACCATTACCGTATTTTTCAAGGGCATCCATAGTGTGTATATCCAACAGCATAAGGTTTTGCTCATGCGGCTTGATTATAGCCCTTTCAATATAAATATTATCAGTTACCTTTTCCAATGATGATGAGCCAAACTTATACTCTTCCCTAAATATTGGTGAATAATCAAGCCCATTGAATCTAGAAAATGAAATCACATCATCACCACTAATCCAATCTGGTTTATTTTCTGTATTTATTACTACCTTGAAATCAGACATTGGAAGTTCAATAATTTCAGTCGAATACCTTATCTTCTCAATATCTCCAACAATATCATAATAGTAGATGCTGTATGCAAGCTCATCGTGTATGCTGTATTGCGTAGGTTTCTTGTAAAGTCTGCAAATATCAACGTATTTTACACCATTCAATGTTTCGGTCTGAATGCCTTTGCTTTCGGAAAACAGCATATATTCATCGCTGTTATCATTGTAGTCAAGGATTGCACCAACATAATATGTGAACCGCGCCATCAACAAGTCTGATGGCTGCATTGTATCAGAATCCAAATCTTCACACCTCTGACGTATTGCAGCTTCTATTGCATCCAAATTGTTTCCATTGAATGTTGTCGCAGAATAATACATTGTAATAGGTTCTCCATTAGCGTTTGCTATGTAAAACTCAATCTCCTTAAGGTAATCCCCCCAATATCCTATTGTATCTCCTTCAGAACCAACAAGCTCTGTCATCCTTGATACAGAACCAACCTTGTATGGTATATCCAATGTTGAATTTTCAACTGGTTGTGGATGTGTACTTGCTGAAGTCACCTCAAAATATCCTTCTATCTCGTGTCCAACATCATCACAGAAAGTGTCATTTCTCTTCAACAATGAAAGTCTTGAAGAAGTTCGACCGCTTATTACACCAAATTCATATATTTCGTATGGTGTATATATTATGACTGTTTTTGACAAAGCATCATATTTATATCCCTTCGTATTATTGTCTGCCTCTGTTACCTTTTCACCCAATGATATGTCTATATTTGTCATTTGGGCGGCATAATCAACATATTTAGGGAATGGTCTTATAAGCGTATCGTCAGATAAATAATAGGTATTGTTTTTATAAACAAAATAGGAATCAAATGCATCATATACATAATTCTTTATGGTAAATTGACCATTACCATTCCCTTTTATATAAGTTCCGTTTATATTAACAAATTGACCAGTAGTTGCTGAAATATTCTTTCCTTCTCTTATACAAGGAATCTTTGTTATGTTGAAATACAGTGTGTTACCAATTGTTTCACCCCAATATTTTCTTCCCTTATATATAACAAATTCCTTTCCATTGTGCGTTTGAACCAAAATATGGTTATCTGAATTTTCTGGATATACAATGTATTTGTGTTCCTCAATTGGACAGATATTTGACTTGTAAAGTATATATCCGTTACTGCTGCCAATAACCTCGACTTTCTTTGCCAATTCTGTGGCAGCTTCGTCCGATGAAGCATCCTCTTTTGTATTGAATACAAAGACAATATCATCAACATTGTATGCATATGCCTTGTATGGCAACTCATCTGACATTTCAGTATCACCGCTATGAGCTACAGAATACCTTGTCCAAGCATCATAATTGAAACTATACCTCTTGCAAATGCTGTCCCATTTATAACTCATTGGTTCAGTACAGTTTCGTATCCACGTATCTGAATCATATACTACTGTAGTACTGCCACTTGTTCTACCGCTTTCCCAATCACACATTCCGCTATAGACAACTCCACGGCACACATCTGACTTGTATTCAATACCACCTTCCCAATCACTTGACATAACCGTAAACTCGCCAATGTCTTCTATTGAGTTCTGTATATACAACGGCAAGCTGAACGATGTGGTGGCAGAAGAGCAATATATGTTCTCAAACGAGTCTATATAATCCTTGAGCATCAAGTACATATCGTTTCCACCTCTCTTGAAATAATCCTTGCAGTCAATGCAGTCTATTGTAGGTACTTCACCGCACACAGTTTCTTGCTTGCATTCTTCTTCTGTAATACCGCTATACATCGCATATCTGTCCTTGAACCATTCGTACCATTTCATTGCCTCTACAAAATACAATTTATCTGTCTTCCAAACTGCCGTGTATTCTGTAGGTATCTCAAATGTGTTGAACACTTTTTTAACCAAGAACTCGTCCATTCCACCTATTTCAATTGCTTGATAATCAATACCATCTGAAGTACTTTTATCAACAACATTAACAACACCGCCATACCTTTTGAATTCTTCGTCCATTTCCTCATATTTCTCTCGTTCAGATTCTTCCATCACATAGATTTCCCAATATCTTGTTGCTGATGATACAATCTGATTGCAAACTTCTCCGTTACATACATTTTGGCTTTTAAGCAATTTGTTGTATTCCAAGAAGAAATGATACATTTTAATGGCTGTACCATAAGACAATGCATAATATTTGAATCCAATATCTTCACAACCTCTATCATCATATCTAACATCCTCGTATGTTGATATTGTTTCACCAGTTCCACTGACAGACTTAACCAATGCACGGTCAATCTGACTATCATCAACTAGCGTACTGTCAAGAATGATGTCACAAGGAATCATTGCGTAGTCTCCCATAGGATAGCAAGAAATCAAGTTGTCCCTTTCTGAATCGTCTCTTGTAAGGTCAATGCATGCACCGTTATCGTCAAAAGAGTCTATCAGTGCTGGTGTTCTAGCCTTGAATTGCTCAAGGGTTATTTTCTTGTGAATTACTCTCATCTTTCATTTTGATTTCAAACAGATTAAATATTAGATTGTTGTCTTCGTCAAATGTGGCAACATCTTCTGATAAATAATATATGTACTTGTCTTTTTCCAAGTCATATTCAATGTTTATTGGTATATATACATAGTCAAACACATCTTGTAAAGATACACCTTTCTTCAAATTCTCCACATTCTCGCTGCTGTAGTACCAAGGGACTATCTTGTCACCGTCCTTTGCGTGTGGAAGCATAAACAAGCAAGATTTACCTTCACCAGCGTGATTAAATACTACCTTCATATATATTGTCCTACTGCATACACCATCAAGCAAATCCTTGAACAAATGCAGATAGAAGCCTTCGGCTGAATCACTCATCCTATATCTGTTCTTGACATAGAATTGAGAATCAAGCCTTATGCTGTCATCATATGTAAATGCTGAAGTTGCAGAATCATATGGTTCGCAGCCTACACCTATACCCAATTTGACTGTGTTGTTGTCAAAGTCGAAATAGTCGTTAATCTCGCTGTTGTCAATATATTTCTTGTATGCCTTGCTTGAATCGTACCATATTGTCGCTTGATAAAGCAACGATTGGTTAGATGGTGTCTTTGTGTCATAGAACATAAGCCTTATAAATGAATTTGACAGCTTCTTCTTCTGATAATATACATCATTGTTAGTGAAGTGCAAGAAATAAAGCAAATCAGAGTGCTTCCAAGCTTCAGAAGGGTTCTTGTCAATATCGAATTCACCATAACTCTGCTTCTTGGTTCTACCTTCATCCGAATAACCGTTGTATACTGTATCACCGCTATAATAGTCGAAACAGAACCAGTTTGTATTAGCTTCATTAAATGACGGTAATATAGTACCATCACTGTTATCACCATTTATGCTTGTATAATCCTCCTTAACAGTCCAAGTATCAAGAGTTCTTGTTCTGAAGTGAAGATTGAAATATATTCCGTTAACCTCGCTCCTTGTGTTTCCTTTTATATGGTATGGATAATATACATCCTTGTCCATATCAACGATTCCGTTTATCGCCTTTGCTGTCTCCGTTTCGGTAAAATACTTGTGCACATTATCCTCTTGCATCAAATTTGGGTATTCATCTTGAGAAGCAAACAAAGGTATGCTTATATACTCACAATTGTGCAAGAAATGAAGATTTGACAAATGCATTGGTTGGTCTTCATTGAATGAATAATACCTTGAGAAATCGAGTCTTTCCTGATAAGGTGAGAAGTTATTTTCAATATAGAATACAAATGAATCATAATTTGTGGCAATGTCATAGCATATTGTTCTGAACATAGCCCTATATTCGCTCATATTATCCATATCGTCTTCGTTATAAGACCACACAATAGGTTTGCACAATATGGTATTGTTTCCGATTATTGACTGTATCTTAAGCTCGTAGAACTCTTGTTGGCCAAATAGTATATACTCGTAAGGACGGTCATCCATAACCTCTTCACTTCCATATACGTGTGGTTCAGAATAAACCCTATATCTTGTCCCTTCTACATATATCACATCATACCTTTTTATACCATATACTGGATTTGATATTATTATTTGGTCTCCATCACCGCCATTATATAGTTTCCTAGTCAATAGATATTCATATGGTACATATGCAAATGTAGGCTTGTTGTTGTCATAATATGTAATTATTCCGTACTTCTTTTCCTCAATGTTATTGCATATGACATTTAATCTTTCCAACCCATATGTCCAACCACTGACACCTTCTTGCGTTTGGTTTGCGAATTCAACCCTTATTCTTGAATCGTCTTGCTGGGGCATACTGTTTCGATATTCAGATACAACATTATCTATCGAGTTTGAAATGTTCAAGAACATCACCTTGTCCTCATAGTTGATATATCCCTCATTTTCACCATTCAAGAAATGGAATTCATATTCACTGTCACCAACTGTAACATAATAGAACGGCCTACCTTTTTCATCAACGCTCTTCTTGTTGTAGAACTTTCCATTATGAGCTATCGAATCGAAAGTTGTTGGCTCCCCATTATACAATTCCGAATGCTCGGTAAGTACCAAATACCTAGGTTGTCTGCTAACAGTTTTTGCGATTATCCTCTCTGTAGAATCCAAGGTTACATTCGTGTCTGACAAATAGATAAAAACCTCTTCTCCAATGTCTGCCTCCGTATATTTGTCGTGTAATTGTATGAAAGTGCTTTCTGCATCATTTATCTTTACCATCGGTGTTATACCAGAAGAATATGTGTCTAAATATAAATCAGATTCAGCCACCTTATATGTAAACTTTCCTTTTTCCTCGTCATATTGATATGAATATGGTAGTACTGTACCGCTTAATCCATCACCAATATATACGAACCTTTCATCAGACCCATCTCTTTTATCTTGCACGTTGTATTCCTTGTCATCATAGAGAATATATTGAATTACATCTGCACAAGCTGCACGTTCAACACTAAGGTATTCATCCCTTTCATTCATAAACGTGAATCTTACGAATGTCTTTGGATAGCCATAAACTAATAGGCTTTCGCCACTCAATATTGTGTCTTGCTTATGATGAACCTCAACAAAACTCCCACTATAATCTGTTTCGCCTTCATCTGTCTTTATGCGTTCGATATATATGTCGCATTCAGTTCCATCATATAGTTTAACCTTATCACTTGTGATTAGGTATTTTTCAGTCACTACTATATACAAAGACCCATCGTCATTTGTTTGTATCTTGTGTTCAACACCGTCTATGCTTATATATTCGCTTGACGATTCATTGTTGTAGTAGTATCTGTTATCGTGGAACTTGACGTATTTGCATTCTGAATTAGAGTCAGAAAGCACTTCATATACAGTATCTGCGAAGAATTCACCTATTGCAGTAAACCTACTGACCTTAATGTCTATCTCCTTCCATTCATCGTACTTTGTGGAGTAAAGCTTTATCTTGTCTTGCTCCATCAAAGTACCGTCATCTTCTGCAATGCAAGTTACAATCTGCAAGTCTTCAGAAAATATCATATCATCAACGTGAATTTCCTTCTCCTTGCTCTCCTTCTTGCTTGTAATATTAAACCTTAACATTTTATATCTTTTTCCTCGTGATAATTGTTGCTTTCTGTAACCGTTATTATGTTGTTGCTGAAATCGTCAAACATATGGTTGGTAAGGATAGATGTCTGATTTGGGTTCTGTCTTCTCAAGAAGAAGTCAAAGTCCCTCATAACATACAACCTACCGTTTGTAAAAGGATACCTTTCAACGCTTGAATTTGCATCATCACCATTCTGTATTATACTTCTCCAAACATATTTGCAAGTACCGTCAAGTGTAAAATCTGCATAATCTGGAATATTAATGTCTGGTTTCAATATTCTGAAATAAGACTTGTTTCCATTAACGAAATTATATATTACTGTATGCTTGTCACTATCTATATCATATTCGTCTGAAATAGTGCAAGTAAACTCTCTGAATCCAATAACCTCTTCAACCTTGAATCTGACTACAGCATCCTTGTCAAGCCAATCAACATTATTGTGGTCAACATACAATAGGAATGTTCCATCCTTTTCTAAATAATTATTTTCATTTGTGAAAATCTTATATATATTACCTTCTCTAGAAACCCTTCTTATTGTGAATATTTTAGGCGATTGCCTTTCCAATTCTGTATTGATTGAACGGATTGGTATTTCATAGTGAGGCTTGTAGTAGTAACCTTCATATTGATTACCAGTCCTTATTGTCTTACAAGAAATGTAATCGTAGTTTGAAAAGTTATTTGTGTCATAGTCATCTTGCTTGATGTTGCAGTAATTAAGCCTTGAATCGTCCCAATGTTCCCTCTGATAAGTGTTGAATCTGTAGTCTGCTGTCTGTATAACTACTTCCTCGCAAGTCTCATGGCTGTAGTAGCACAAGTCACCATAATAGTTGTTGTTCTTGTAATAATTAACAGTATCACCCAAATCCAATGCATCAACGTGGTCTTCGTCATTTATTAGTGACACTGAAAGACCGCTATATGGATTTGTATTACCAGATTCACAAAGAACCCTTGTATTAGCCAAATTGTACACTGTATTACCAGTGTCATAATTTGTATCATACATCTTGTCGCTCAACATAAAACCGCAGCTTGTCCTTCCGAAACAGTGGGAATATTCGACTGTATCTGCTGATGGGTTGTATTGCTCGTACCATTCGTAATAACCCTTGTTGTTCTTGACAATAGTCAGATATATGCTTGACAAAGGTCTTCCAAGGTTGTCGTGGAGATAATTTATGTCGATGTCATCAGTGAAAATTATCTCCGAAACATCATCATTATAGATTGTCTTGGAAAATGCAAGGTTTGCAACGTGGTTTGCAAACTGTTCATTCCCTTCTCTAGAAATTGTTTGATATGTAGGTATTATGTCATCATTCTCGTAGATGAGCTTTTCAGTTATCTTCTGATTGGCAAATTTCCAATTAGGTAGTTTAGAGAATATTCTGACATAATAGTCAACACCCCTATTGTTTATAATTTTTTTGAATGAAAATGACAAAAAGTTAGAATTTGTGTCGAAATATCTAGCATTTTCCTTTGATACCTTATATGTTGTTCTACCATACACTCCTTCATTTTCGGGTTTATCAAGCACTTGCTGATTGTTGAAATCAACCTCAAGCTGACTTCCTATACTGTAGCCATCCTTGCTTACATCGAATGTGTATTCATCTATAATGTTGACTACGTTAAGGCTACTGATTTCAATCTCGCCATCTCTATATAACGTGATATAATCACCTTCATTGAGTCCATGCTTTGACATTGAATACATCCTCATTATGTTGTCAAATACCGTATTGATTACAAACAACCTTAAAGCGCCTCCCTCAACTCTGTTATCAATAAATGGTATCCCTTCGGTTGTGGATGATGATGGATATGTCAAACAATAGTTCCAGTTCTTTTCGAGCCTATGCCTATAAGGGTTATACTTTGGAGTGAACATAAACAAGTCCCTTGTTGGATACATATCAACAAATTCGCAAGCTTCCTTGTTGTTAAGCGGTTTGCTTATATCCAAGAACTCCCCATTCTTGTTCTCGTCATATATCTTCAGTTTGCCTTTGTTAACGAAACCCATCCATCCATTATTATCTATAAGCTTCTGCTTGACACAATCGTTGAATGTCAGCAAATCATCGAATGTATATATATGGTTGGCATAAGGGGCTGAAGCAAACGAGCCATCATTAAGAGGAATTTCATTGCGTGAAAAATCTCTATCACCAGTTATTGTTGTATCACCGCTTACAACAGAACCATTATATCTTCTATGATAGTCACACAACGTGTTGAACTTGTCATATGTGGATTCGTTGATTGGCGAGCTTCCGCTTGGCAATGGGTTGACAGACTTGAAAGTGTTACTTCTCAATATATGGTTACCAAAAAAGTCCAAACCGCAATGATATTCAAGATTACCTTTACTTTTTGAAGACAGTTGAGTGTCATCAATCAAATTTACAATCAAAGTTTTGTTGTCACCTTCTTCTCCCTTGAAGCTATCCTTTGTCTTGTAGAACAACTCATCTGGTAATGATAGATTCTCGTTGTCGAGGCTATCCAAGAAATTAAGGCATACGGCACTATTGGAACCTTCGTTCTGAACAATTTCAGTGAACGCATTAAACAGCACGTTTGTACAATAAGGACGTATCACGCAGTTAAGCCTTATTTTGCTGCACTCACCTCTCTCCTTGTTATAAAGTTCTCCTACATTGACTATAGCGTCAATATCAGTCGATGGTATAATTCTCTTGCCATTCTGTAATGAAACATCAAGAGAATTATCACCATTGGCTGATTGTTTACTTTCGTATTTTCTTAAAAATATCTGCTTCATATTTATGCTAGAATTTGACCATTTTGGACATTTATCTTAAATGATGTACCATAAACAAGACCATCACCGTTCTTAAAGAAACACTGAAGCGTTATGTTGTAGTCATTGTGTATTATACTACCTTTAGCGTGTACAATGGCTTCTGTTGTACTTATTGTCTCGGCATAACTTTGGTACAAATCTTGTTCTTCAATCGGATTACCAACATCAGCGCTAGCATTCCAAACCTTGAAACCAACTTCCAAATAGTTATTAGTGATTGAAATACCACTTATATTGAAAGATGTGTCAAAATCTATTGTTTGTTCGTTCATTGTAGCTGTTGAGCTTATGTTAGATATTGTAAACAGTGGGAATGTATATGCTTTGCTAAAATCAAACACTCTCAAATCCCTCTCAATCATACAATCCCTATTTATTTGATAATACTCTCTACCACCGAACAACAAGAAACAATTGTCAACAATTTCACAAGCTCTGTTGTATCCATAAGCCTTATCTTCTGTATAAGTCCATATATTACCATTCTGAATAACTGTATCTGGTTCCAAATACAATTTAACCATTGATATTTCTGTCGAATTATCTGGATATATTAAAGCACTGTTAGGTGAATCTGCCGTATATAGATTCTTGTAATACTTGTTGCTTGTTTCATTCAAGCCCCAAACATAATCCTCAACACCTTCTGTTATACACTTCATCTTAATTATTTGTGAGTCATAGTGGCTCAACACATACTCATAAGTGTCATATGGTGAATAATCATTGTCCCTACTGTCAAACTTGATAGAAGTGATTGCGCTTATCATATCACTTGAAGCTGTAGGACCACTGAACTTAATTATGAAAGGTCTGTAAGTGGTATATGAGAATATTGATGAATCAACTGTATTGTCTGTTCCATATCCTAAAGATAACCTACAGCAGCTTGGGTCACAAGCTAATGAATCGATTCCTGTTTTTCGACAATTATACAATACATCAAAGTTTCCAGTTTCAACACAAGTGTCAATGCTGTTCGTTGCCCTTCTATAAATGCTAGAACAGTCGAAGTCCAATTCCACTGAATCCGTAGGTGATGTTATACCAACAACAGTAGCTGCCGAATATGATGAGTCAAAGTCATCGTATTCTACAGAAGGTCTGACATCAAAGCTAGTACTTTCAAGAGTAAGACCTACTCTACCACTAATGTCTTGACCTATAATATCGGTATATCTCCTAATTGGATATTCTGAATATTGATTATAGAACGATGCCAAATTCTCGATATTGTTATTCATACCGACACCAGAATATGACGTGTCTCCACTGTAACCATTAACATAATCATATATGTGTACGTCTCTATTTTCGTCAGTATATATAACACTATAATTACCTACCGTTACGGCTGTTGGTTCACCTTCCTCTTCTTCTGGATATATTGTTTCCTCTCGTGTCAAAGGAAGTGCTGAATTAACCATTGCATAACGGAAATCGCAAATAGCACCATTAGACTCCAAAGAGGCTGTATAAAAGCATTTGTGCACGTCCTCACCATTGTTCTGTACAATTACGACATCCTCTTCACTAGGATTGATACAGCTTGCACTATAACCGTATTCATACTTGAGCACATCATCCTCACCAAGCTTCTGTATTACATTCCTATTAAATTGTACGGTATCATCAACAGACCTATCCATATATGCCATTTCAGAGCCGCCAATAGTTTGCAGCGTAAATCTACCCTTCAATACAACTTGGTTGTTGTTTTCTTCAGTGATATACTTTGCCAATGAAGGCGTAGAAGTCATTATGACACCTCTAAATCCTATTCTGTTGTCAACGAAGTAATATTTGAACCAATCATTTACTTGCTGATAATAATTCGATGGTGCAGTATTCCTTGCCTCAAATGTAACTAACTTTCCATTAGAAGCGATAGGCTGTGAATTTGAAGGGATACTCTCGAATTTTGTTTCATCCAAGCCAGCGTTGTTTGTGAAGGCAGCAAAGTAGTTGATTGTATTGTTCTTGGAATTGTTAATCAACGAATTGAAACCATATGGCTCGTATCCGTTCAATCCATATCCGTCAACTGTTTTCAAAATTGTTGCAAAAGGCATCAAGTCAGACTTGTTGAAATCTCCATTCCCACCATAACTTGGTACATCTCCAATAGTATCGCCATCAATGTAATATTTGTTATAATTCTGATTGATGAATCCGCTGTTTGCTTGATTTGAATAGAAAAACGCCTTGTAGTTATAGGAAATTACATTAGGATGTGAAGAGTCGCAGCTTACAGACGGTTTTGTGTCAAGTGTCCACTTGTTAAGCATTGAGCTGTTCATATTTATCGCTTGCGACACATTCTTGGTATCCTCCTTGAACACAAGTTCACCAAACTCATTGAATGTTGGATAATATACTTGTGCAACAGTGTTTTTTCCTCCATTTATGCTGAAACTGAACGAGTTATTTCCATCGTCAGTGAATTTCACTGCCTTGCTCAAATTGAATATCGACTTGAACTTGAACAACAAAGCATTTAATCTTGTCTTTGAATCCGCGTATTCTGTAAGTTCTTCATCCTCTTCACCCCCACCTTCTATATATTTGTTATAACTAATATATTCAGACCACAATGTCTCATTGTCATTTATATGTGGGAAATCGTAATTCGAAGGATTGTCGGTATTGTACCACATATTCTCATCAGTATTCAACACTCTGATTGGAACATCATTAATCAATGCATCGAACATTTCACCGTTGTGAATTGTCATAGGCAATGTGCTTGAGTTGTCGTTAGGGCTACCATTACAGTATTGCGTAAAGACAAACGTATATCTGCCTGGAACACAAGGGTAGAAATATAGCACATTTACAATATCATCACCGACTTGAACCTCCTTAAATCCTATAACATCAACAGCTGGTGATACATTTGTATATTGAATTGGGGTTGACAAATTATAACCACTTGTTGGTATATTAGGTGTTTCACTTTGGCAAGCAATATTGATGAATGTTTTACCACGTGTCTGTTCTGGGCTTGTTCGCACATCATTAGGGAATTCAAGTTCAGTTACATAAACCTTTAATTGGACATCGTACCTTTGGTCTGTACTACCATCCTTGCTTTCCAACTGCAATTTATATTCCTCATAAGATTTGGCGTCATCTGTTCCAATATATACTTCTTGAAGTGTACAACCGATTATCTTGTATTCATCGCCATCTATTGTTACACCGCTTACCTTTATTTCACCGTAATTGCCGTTTTCATAAATGTAATCAAAAGACGTGTATTCTTCCGTTGTCGCTGTCTCGGATAATTTTGGAAGATACTTTATGCCAAGCTTATTGTTTTCATATTGAATGTTTATTGGCTGTTGCGCCAAACTGATGGAAATCTTCTCTATCTTTCCATTAACGTCTGTAATGGAAAGATTGTAGTTTCCATTATGAATGTAAAAGTTATTCTCACTATCGCCACTTTCAAGATAATATATTGTATCCGAAGAAGAATCAGTATTTTCCTTTACAATATTAGGGAAATCCTTGAACGCATGCACCTTTCCATCCTTTACATAGAACTTGCCATCACTTGTCTGATAATATCTGTCATCACCAATCAAATGTTCAGGAGCATCGTTAGGATGCTCATAAATCTCGTTGTCTGTCAATGCCACTCCAAATATGAGCCTATGAAGCTTAACGTTGTTTTCCTTGATTATTACATCTCCAGTTTCTTGTGTTGACAAAACATATGAATAAGGAGTCTTGATATTTGGAAGATTCACGTCAATAATACCGCATTTTTTAGGGTCAATAACATCAGTTTGTACACTGCTTCGTTCAGTACTACTGTCATATATACACCATTTTGGAACTACCTTGTCAACATCTATTGTAAACGGATATTTCACATTTTTAGAACAAGTTGCAGTAAATTTGTTTCTGAACTTGTCAATGGCAGTCTTACCCTCATTAAGGCCAAAATAGAAATAGAATGAGTTGTTATAGTATGGGAAGAAGTTGTTATTCTTTGTAGAACTTGGTTTGTCATTAGTAGTGTAATTGTGCGTTACTCTATCTTCTCGCTTATCAGTTGGGTGCCCATATTTGTCGTGTTCCCAATCTGGTCCAAACCTGAACAATAGATAATCCTCATCTGCATAATCGTGTGTATCTATCTTGTATCTTCTTAATATATTGTCATTTTGCCTACCGTCAAAATCTACTGGGTACAAATATCTGAAATCATATATCTTATAACCAGTCGATGGGTCTGTCTTCATTTGAGTCAAGCCCCTATGATTAAGTGTTGCAAACATTGCTCTTGTTTCATAATCATCAAGCTCTGTCTTTGTAATGACACCATCTGCTGTTACATTTGTTGTCGCAGTATTACCATTATTTGCATATACATCTGTATATGACATATCATAGTTAACACCCAATTCACTTAATCTACTGATGTTTACGCAAGACTTTGGTTTTGTATATATTGCCCTACAGTCCATACTCATTAACAAGCCACGTCCAAAATAAGGGGCTTGCCTTTCTGGCCCATGAAGCCAATCCATACCAGTTACTTCTACATCACCTTCTTCCTCTGTAGTACCTTCAGTACTTGTACTTTCTTCATCAACTAATGGTTGAACAGTAGTTGTTATTGCTGGAATACTTGATGTAGTTGAAGGAAGTCCTCTATATGGTTGTGGCAGACCTTCTGTATCACAACTGTTAAACGAACCCAACAATATAATGTCTGTAGCAAAGTATCTTGCAAATTCCTTGTATTTTCCGACAGGTGGATTCTCATTTGGTTTAGAGTCTACAATAACACCAGATGAATAGTAATATATATTCAAGCCATCCTTGTTGACGATATTCTTAATCATACCCCATTTGGTGTAGTATCCACTCTTGCTGTGATGCCAAGTATCACCATTGTCATTTGTTGCACCAGTGTAATTCATAGTACAACTGTCCATAAGTCTCAATCTGTTCCACTGCTTGTCACAATCACAATATATGTTCTTTGCTCTCTTTCTGAACAACCCGAAGAAATATGACTTTTTCTTGGTCTTCTTCCAATGCCAAAGAGGCATGTATAATGTGCCATTAACCCAATCGTTGTAAAAGTCCAAGTGAATAATATCGTACTCTTGTGCCAACGACTGTTCAATAACATCATAAAGCGAACCCATACTTGTACTCTTCGAGCAACCTTCCATATCGTCTGGGCAATTTCCATAGTTATCACACCAACAACCTGGATAGTATGCAACATTTGAATTGTCAGAGTCTGTCAAACCACCAGCAAATGGTATACAAGTCAAATACTTCTTAAGTGGCTTCAGTGGGCATATCTTAATATCCTTTGCAAATGGAATTGGAATCCATATACAAAGCACACTATCAAGCATAAATGATATTGTACACATTAATGCATTGATAATCATAATTGTGCCTATCAAAATCTTGATAATGATACAAAGCATTCTGAATGCAAATGGAAGGTAGAACCTAACCTTGTTGTAAGGGAACGGATTTTTGCTTTCATATGTATTTACAGAGCGTATTCCGCTATAGTTCTTTGTCTTAACCTTCTTGATTGTCTGAAGTCTCGGAATATAGTTCTTTACAGAATATACCTTGTTCCAATACAAGTCTCTAAAATCTTCTTCAAGTGTTGATGAACCGAATTCATAATGCTTGTCGAATGAAGAGCAAGCGCTTATTGATGGCATATTCTCTGTTGGAATGACTTGTGGGTTATTTGGTACAAGATATTTTGCTCTATGCCTTGACATAGCATCATTTTCAGATTCAACCATACTGAATCTGAACCTAACCCTTGTTCTTGTTGGTATACCCTTGTTAGGGTTGTCTGTTGCTACTATGTTACCATATTCATCCATACCAACATAATCAAGATTCATTGGTATCTGATAACACCAAACACCATCACCGTCTATAAGTTGGTTTCCTTGAATCTGGTATTCTTCAACCAAACCATCTGTTGTCTTTCGAATCATTTCAATAGTACCGTCACCGCATATAAGCTCCTTATTTCGTCCTATATTTGCATTAGGGGTACAAGTTGGCTGTATATTGTTTCCGTAGCTATCGCTGATAATTGAACCGAAAAACACACAAGTAGGCTCAAACTTATATTGCACTTGTATGTCACATCTAGTTATACCGACATCAGTGCTTTCATCGTCACTGTAAAACGGATAGACATATACACCTTGGTCTTGACTGATTATTTGGGCAATATCGTCAAGGTTTGTCCCTCCCTTGAACTGTTCCGAACTGTCAAAAAGCGTCTCGGTATAACCTTTGTACATAAAGTCCCTTGGCTTTTGAGAAAGGACACCAATATCAGACAAGTCAATATCAACGTGAAGCTGAGTATTACCAGTCGGTATACCATAAATCATATAGTCACCAGAGTTGTTGGTAACTGTAGTATATTTGTAGTATTTGTCAAAAACCTCAAGTGTTGTGTTGTCATCCAAGACAAGTCTTTTGTTTGGGAATGTTCCTACAACCCTATAACAATCGTCATTGGAAGAATCTGGTAACAGATTGTATCTTACGTTTCCATAATTCTTTGATGTGGTGTCTACATAATTGTATAAGGAACGTATTTCAGTATTCTCATAATCTTCATCAGATATTGGGATGAACACTGAAACCTTTGCATTTGGGATACCGAATGCATCATTTGCAAGAACCCTTCCAACTATGATTCCATAATTGGAAGAGTCTATTCTGTATGTTTCCTCTTGGTCAATCCTCATTGTCAAGATTTCCAAAAAATCGTATTCTTGACTCATATTAACCTTCAAAACCTTATTGTCACCAATATTAGTATGTATTCTGTAGCTCTTGTCCATTTTGTATAGCCTTTGTCTTGCCCTTTATTTTGTTGATTATACCCTCTGGAAATATGACACGAGCATTGCCAAGTATAATTTGGGTAAACACTATGATTATTGCCAACAGTGGCATTACCACAATGCATACAAGTGCCAAAAATAAGGCATTTAACAACCTATTCACAACTATTTCATTGAAGATACCCTTGATGTAGTACCACCAACCCTTTTTCTCATGATGACCGTCACTTATCTTGAAACGGTTCCCTATTTTGTCAATTGTCTTACAATTACAAGCCATTTGAAACTATTTTTTTTTATTTTAATTTTGTCCTTATTGAAATATCACTTTCTGGAAATTTAATTTCGAACATAGAATCATAATCATTCTCCAAAACTGCATCAAGTGCCTCAATGTCAATTCTGTCACAAATTGCATTTTCATCCTTTGTAGTAATCAGTCTTTCAACAACTTTCTGTCCGCAAGAATCAGACGAGTAGTACAATGGGAACTTTCCGTTAGACCCATAAATACCTCCCCAAATGTTATATACTCTCAAGTCAATTAATGCAATAACACCGTCAATTTTGTTTATCTCCTTTTCCAAGTCACCTATGAAGAAATTGTCACCCATAACGTGGTTTTCAACATCCATATAGTCCTTGATTGTATCTATTATGGATTTGATTACGAATTGTGTTGTGTAATTCTTGTCTATATAAACATCTATTTCAAAACCAAGGTTGTATACCTTTCCGCTTCTAATTTCAACATAATCAGTTATATTCTTATAACCCTTCAAATATTCCTTTACGTTGTCAACCAAAAGGCTTGGAAGAGACGTGTCAAGTTTCTTTGCTGCATTCAAGCCCAAGAATGAAAGAACGACCTTGTTGTTTTCCTCAATAGCATTATATCTGAAAGGACTGCCGTACTTAGGTGGCATCATTGCCACCATAGCCTTGTAGTCATTCAACGTTACACAGCGCTTTTGTGCGCCAACATTGTACTTGATGAGATGCTTAAGCTCTTCTGTCGAAGGAGCGTCTTTACCAGCTATTGCATTGCTTAAGTTGGTAACCGACATTGACTTTGTTACATTGGCAGAATTTATTGTACCCAATGGAAATTCAATGTCAAGATACATTATTGAATTGATTGCGCCAACACCCATGTTTGTACTTGCACCACCATTCACTGTATAAAGGACATACATTGTCCATCCTTCTTGTGGCAATACACCAAGCATTGCATTATTTACCATATTGCTCATTCTATATTCGGCATAGGTAGTTCCGCTTGGAATTTTATCATAGCTACCAGCTCCAAAAATAATCTTCAAGTATCCATTGTCTGTATATTCTGTTATGAACTTCTGCGTCAATGGTTTCCACTTTCCCTTGTATACTCTTGTGCTTCGTGTACTCACATTTTCACTATCACCGCTAGCAGACCACGTTTCTGTATAATCTACATATACGTCATTAGAACCGCTCAAACAGTCTTTACCATCTGTTTCTGTACCATATCTGTACAAGTCGGCAAGAGAATCAGTTTCAAAGAATCTATATGTGTTAACGAAATCACCAGTAATTCTATATTGTTCCTCATCTATGAAATATTCAAATATTTTAGGATTTGATGTTAAACCAGTTGTTGCTTTGAAGATAATTGAGTCAACACACATTACATCTTTATCTGGTAATATGACTTCCATAAAAGGTTCAAGCTCGTTGCTTGTAATTACCTTCTTGAATACCTTTGAATTACCAGCTATTGCCATAACAGACTTGCTTACAGTATAGCTTGTAATAGCTCCGTTTGCGTTTCTGTTTGGCTCATACTTCCTATTGGAATAGCCATCACTGTTGAACTGTTCTGCAAAGTTCACATCCTCGGTTAATTCAAACACCAAGCTACCATTACCAACTTGTGTATCTCTCTTAACAACTGGGCAATCACTCCATAATGGTGTGTTTCCACTAACTCCAATTTTACAAGACAATTCTACCTCAACCATACTTGCCTTTGGACCTGGAACCTTTACGCCATTTAAACGAGCAACGTTCAATACACTGCTTCTAAGGTGCGAAGTGTTCACGTTGTTCTCTTGATATGCCCTATCAATGCTATAGGATAAATCGTCACCTACAGCACTTACCAAATCAATGAACCAAGAGCCAACGCTTGAATCGTTGAATGAAGTACTTAATGTTGGGTAATACTTTTGACTGAATTTAATCAATTCTTCCTTTATACCATCAAAATCCCTTGCAAGGTAATTTATACTTTTTTCTGCCATCTCTTAATTATATTTTTGTTATTACTGTGTCATTTGTCACTAAATTCCCTTCCTTAACAGAATAATCAATTCTTACAAACACAACAGAAGAATCATCTTCGTTCTGAAGTATCTTTATACTGTTTACTACTGTATCTGGTACATATTTGCTTACCGCACTAGAAATTTCCTCTGTCATTTGAGACCAAGTTTGAGTATCATTCTGCTCAAATATATGCCTTATCAAGTCTGTACCAAACTCTGGGTCTCGAACCTTCTGTCCCTTTGGGGTGAAAATTACATGCAGCAATCTACTCCTAATGCTTTCTCGCATTGTCGTGTTCAAGTCAAACAGATAATTCTCATTGTTCTTGTTCTCAAACGGGTATTTTATACCATCATATTGTATTTTTGCCATATGCAAAACGTTTTATTAATAAATATTTGTATTGTGATTATTTAAAATATAATGCTTTTTTTATTTTCATAAAGATATGTTAACAATAAAAAAATGGCATCAGTAGGTAATTATTTTACCAAACTGGTGCCAAATTATATAACATTGTCTAAATTTCAATATCAACAGTATAGTTTCAATATGAGTAATTTTCACTTGTCATTCAATTCGCTTCTAACAAATTCTCCATTGTGGTTCTCCCAAATTGTCTGATTGGTACTGCCTCTGAACATAAGATTCGGCTTGTACTTGTTTTCATCCCATCTACCGTCAATCAGATAGTCACAGTAAGAGACTATTTCCTTCTGTTTGTCAGTCATTTTATCAAGGTAATATCCGCTCCAAATCCAAATCTTTTTGCTGTTACCGAAACGTTTTCTAAAATCCTTGACAATATTCAATACTGCATCTTGATTGTCATCAGCCAACGGCTCACCTCCCAATATGCTTAAATGTGATATATATTCAGGTTCAATTGACTTGAATATCTTTTCTTGCACATCTTCGGTATATTCTGCGCCAGCCTTGAAATCCCAAGAAGCTCTGTTGAAACATCCCTTGCAATGCAAGTCACACCCAGAAACAAATAAAGAAGTACATAAACCAATACCATTAACCGTACAAAAATATTTTATTGCACTATAATTCATTTAAAACAATTTTCATTTTATATGTTCCGCAATCATAAATCAATGCGAAACCATTATTTTTCATATTGTCAATTTCACTTAACGAATCATCGAAATTTTCCAATATTTTTTTTAATTTATGTTTTTGATATTTAATACGATTTTCCCTTTTTAAATTCTTAAAATAAAAATAAGAAGGTTTTGTTTCTTTTAAGATTGAAAAACCAATTTTTTTATATCCGTTACCATCAAATAATCTTCTATCAACATATGAATATAAAATATTGATATTATAATATTTACATAAATGTTTTAGTAATTTACTAAATCCACCAATAACTTGATGATTTAATTTTGTACACATACGATATAATTCAAATTCATCTGCCGAATACCTTGATTTACCAATACCTATGCATTGAATTAATTCTTCATTATAAAATAAACCTATTCGTATAGGCGTGTTAATAAAACCTTGTATATGATTATTATCTAAAAAATTATTATATTCATCAGTTGATAAATTTTTAATTTTACACTTTCTCGCATACACACGTTGCTCAAATATTCCTAAAGCAGACGAAATAATGGATTTGCAAATATCCTTTTTATATTCCCATTCGTCTTCATAAAAATGTAAAAGTCTAATCCCTTTATCAGCACATTGATTTGTCTTTATGAGCAAATTTTCATCTTTATGCCAAAATAATCCATCGAACTCAATAGCTATATTTTTTGATGGGACGAAAATATCCAATTCCTTGGGTTTTAATATGGTTCTATCATTGTTAATAGCTGTTTCATCAAGGCTTTTCACAAAATCATACATTTCTTTTTCGCCATTGCTTCTATATGAAAATCTATGATTATGTATGATTTCTTCAAAATCAGTTGGTAAACTGTTTCTTAATGCACACCTCCAATTACCATATACTTTTATTGGTATTTTATTTTCTTTTAATATAATTTCTATACCTTCTGGATAATAACCATAAGTTTCACTTAATTCACCAATTGTTACATAACCATCATCTGCAATCTGTTTTATTCTTTTTTGTATTGCAATATTAAGCCCACTTTTTACACCATACTTTGACAACATTGTCACTTCTGATTGTTCATGATTTGTATAAGCACTGTTTCCATAACGAGCCAACTTTGTTTCGGCACATTTTTTTGCATTAATTTTATATAAATCATTTTCCTTCATATATTCAGATACTTTTCTAGCTGCCGCAATATGTTTCTCTCTAGTGTATGATTGTTTGGCTTTCTCTTTATATTCATCTTTGAAAATTGGGTTGTTTAATTTCAAATAATCTTTAAATTCTTGCCTTTTAGAGGAATTATCAACACCATATTTTTCCAAACAAGTTTTTTTATATGCATCTACACGATGTTTATATGCTTCATCAATAGAGCCATATTTTTCTATTAACGTGTTTAATGACTTAACTCTAACATCTTGTAGATGCTGTTTAAACTTTTCCTCAGAACCATATTTTTTAATTCCATTCAAATCTCGTTGGCATTTCTGGCATAATAAACCCCTCTTTCTAACTGCCGCTAAACTTTTAGTAACAATCTTGTTGCATTTCTCGCAAATAAATGTAATCTCTTGACAAGGATGATAGCCAATTATATCCTTTAAATCCTCATATGTAACGATTTTAATCGGTTCTTCAACTTTTTTTTTCATAATATTTACTCGTTCATTTTTAAACTGTACAACTCTTCCATAATTGGTTGTATAGCACATTCATCATAACAGTCCAGATGAATTACTCGATTGTAAATATCGTCCAATCTACCCTTGTTTGTATTACCTGCATTTATTTCCCCAAGATAGCCGCACAAGCGTCCCTTTACATTCATCTTATTATCATCACTGTTACCACAATTAGGGCAGATAAACTTGAACTTTCCATCAGTTGTCTTGACAAGTTCCATCTTGCCTTCATATCCGCAATCATAGCAAACACCGATGATTCTGTTTATTTCTGCGTACAATATATGGTCTGCCATCCATTGGATAATCTTTACAATCACATCAACATTGTGTGTCAAGTCACCAGTTTCAATATATGAAATTGCACCACCAGCTGACAATGCCAAGAATTCACCTTCAATATCAAGCTTTGTAAATGCATCGATAGTCTCACGTGGGTCTACGTGGTAGCTGTTAACTACATAATCCTTGTCAGTAATCTTTGGAATGAGTCCGAAGTCCCTTCTGTTTGCCATTGCGAACTTGTATGTCAATGTTTCTTCTGGTGTACCATAGATAGCGTAGTTGATACCATCCTCCTTCTTCCACTGTGCAACCTTTTCATTCATATATTCCATAATCTTCTTGGTAAATGCCCTACCTTTTTCAGTTGTGTTAGATTCACCGATGATTGCTTCACAAGTTTCATACAATCCTACATAACCGATACTGATTGTAGAACGTGTAGGATACATCTTCATCAAGTCACCAACAGTCTGTTCTGGTTTCAACCTTGCCAATGCACCATATTGCCACAATATTGAAGAGTTCATTGCCTTTATTTCCTTGCATCTTTCATACCTTATCTGCAAAGCCCTTCTGCAAAGAGACAACCTTTCATCGAATACCTCAAAGAAATCCCTTCCCTCTTGCTTTGCTTCAAGTGCAACGTGTGGTATATTGATTGTTACGACACCATTGTTCCAACGTCCATAAACGATTGGTTGCTTTATTGTAACTTCTGTATCTGTCTTCTTTACGAGCCAACCAGTGTTTCCTCTGAAATTGATTGAATATCTACCGTTTTCATATCCACTTGGATATTCACCGTTTTCAACAGATTCGAACGACCTCTTTGCAACAAATGTACCATATGGGTATGTTCCTACACCTTCAACCCAATAGAACTTTGTATCAATTGGATATGTGTGTTCTTCCCAAATAGGGCCTAACAAGCTTCTGCATCCCATTGATGGAATTATCTGTCCTTGCTTTACCCTTCTTGTCTCCTTATCAGAAACAATATCTGGTTGCATTCTGTATGCGTTGCATTCTGCTGCAAGACGTGTAAGGTAGAAGTATGGTTCACCCTCATTGTAGTTAACACCATCTGTAATCCAATAGAGAAGCTTTGGGAACAATGGGGTAGTATAATGTCCGTTCTTGTCCTTGATACCCTTGATTCTGCGCTTGAATATTTCTTCAATCAATATTGCAAAATCGTCAAGCTCTTGCTGTGTTTCTGCTTCTCTCAAGCAAAGGTTGTTCGATACGAAAGGTGTCTGTCCGTTTGAACTCTGGTGGCATAAAATCTGATATTGATATGTCTTCACACCTTCCTTGATTTCTTCCCTTAACTTATCCTCTACGATTTTGTTTATCTCATCATCAGACAAGTTTCCATTGTATTTTTCAACATCAGATAAAACCTCTTTTCTGATAATTCTTCGTGAATTGGCAATAAATGGAAGTAAATGCGCCCATGAAACGGTCTGTCCACCATATTGTCTGCCACTTACAATAAGATTTATTTGTGCCAAAAGGTTGCAAGCAGTTCTGAATGGTGTCTCATCGTTTGGCTCAATCAATGTGTCACCCATAACAAACGTATTGGTCAACATGTCTTCAGCATTAATCAAGTCACAATTGTGTTCTGGTTGCAATGGGCTATAATCCATATCGTGCCAATGTATAAGCCCTTGCTTATGAGCTGTAATGATGTCGTTTGGAAGCATCTTTTCAGCCATTGTCTTGCAAATTATACCAGCTACATAATCTCTGATTGAACCATTGTCATCAATGTGCTTGTTGGCATTATCACCCCTCAATTCAGAATTTCCATCCACCAATGCAAGAATCTTCTCTTCATCTGGAGTGAACTTCTTATCATTCTTCTTCTTTTCCCTATATAGTATGTAATTCTTTTCAATCTGATATTTGTTGTGCCTTACAAGAGCAGATTCTACAAAACTGTTGATGTCTTCAGCGCTGATTGTATTAAAGCCCTCAAGTTTCTTCAATACGGTTTTAATGACCTTCTGCAATGAATCTTCATCCATCTTTTGGCCATCTTGAACAGTGGAATTAGCATTTTTTAATGCCTTTTCAATCTTTTCCAACGAAAAATCCTCTTCGCTTCCGTTTCTCTTAACTACTTTCATATTTCTTTTGTTGTACGTAATATTTTGTTTATTTTTTGACTTTTGCAAACGTTTGTAAACATAATTAGTATAGAAAAATGAAAAAAAATTACTAAAAATTTTACAAAAAATTGGCTACCAAACCTAAATGTATGATAGCCAAAATTTTAATTAAAACTTTTTTTTTGAAAAAAAATTATTTTTTTTTATCTTATAATTTTATTGAAAAAATACAAAAAAATGACTATTTAGAGTCCAAATATTTCAAATTTTATGGTGATTCTGTCGCTTTTTGATTCTTTTTAGCTTGTTTCAAAAGTTCCTTCTGAATTTTTCTAATATCCTCTTCTCTAACTTGGTCAAACTTGACCATATTTTCAAATTCGTCTACATCATCCATATTTACAGTACAAGTACCGTTATTGAAATATGCGTTATTGAATATCTTTCCACTACAACCAGCTCTGTTCTTTAGAATCGCAATAGTTGCCCTATTGTTTGCAATATCATCTGTTGAACGAGCAATAGACAATATAATGTGCGCAACTTGAGCCTTTCTGATTGAACCGCCACCCTTGTCAATGGTTACAAGTTCAGCATTGATTGAATCTCTACTACCTTGACTAGGAACCCAAACAGCCATATTAAGGTCACTTGCCATCGTTTCGATTCGCCTCATAGTCTTGCCCTCTTGTTCCCATTGTGATAAAGATTTATCTCCAGACAATTTCAAACATTCGAAATAATCAAGAATCAACAAGTCTGGTTTAAAACCAAGATTTATCAACCTATTGATATAGTTCTTTATTTGGTCTATTGTCTTTTCACCACTAGGAAACTTGACAATCTTCAGATTTTTAGCAAGCATTTCCTTATCTTCGTATCTGTCAATCTGTTCCCTAACCATCTGAATGTAATCTGGTTTTGACAAATTACGAGCCTCAACTTGCGTTATCTTTGAGAAATGCTTTCGTCTAATCTGCTTTATCTTGTCCTCAAAGACAATCTGTAGTACTTTAAATCCTTGATTGTTGTTGTATTCACATCTACAAGTTGCTGCTGCACTAGCAAATGATGTTGTTAGAGATGTCTTACCAAACGATGTAGGACCAATTATCATTCCGACTTCACCTAATCCCAAACCGCCTTCAAGAACCTCGTCAAGCCTATCAACTCCAGTTGGTATTGGCTTTCTATATTCATCTGACAAGGTATCTTCTATGTTGTCATAAATTCCCTCGCCATAATCTTCGCCAGTTCCAGCATTGATTGCATCTGTCAATAGGGTGACGCATTTGTCATACTTGTCAGCATCAGTTCCATTGCTTCCTACAACCCTTAATATTTCATTTGCAATACGTACAATATTCTGCTGCTTGAAGAACCTTGTAGCAACTTCTCTGACATAATCGATTGATTCAGTGGTTACTGTCTTCAGTTCTTCGTTGAAAGCCAACTCTTGCTCAAGCTCAATTTTGTTGTGTATTCGTTCCCTTATGGACATATCCATTACAGTATATGAAGGACAAATCTGATATTTCTCATAATAGTCCTTCATAATCGCAACATATGTTCTCATTATTACACTTGTGAACATATTTTGGTCTATAATGGATGACAAATCTCTGAAAAAGGAGCTATCAACCATAAAGGCGTGTATCAATCTCTTTTGAAACTCTTCACCTAGATAACCTAAATCCTTTTCATTTGATTTTGATGCCATAATTCATTAATACAATGTTTCAAAATATTCCTTAGTCTTTGCTGAAACTGCTTTTGCCCAATCAGAAATATACTTCTTCTCCGTAAGATTTACTGAATAGAAATACTTCTTGGCTCCACGAGTCCTCAAAAATTCTTTTTTACCTTCCTTGTTGGTAACATACTCGTCATTCCCATACACTTCACTCACAGTATAGTCACCGATTGACTTGTACAAGTTCTCGCGTGGTGAGCAAACCTCGCAAATCTTCCTTATAATCTGCTGTGTCAAGTCTTGCTTGTCCATTATCATTGCCTTGAGAACATAAAGTTCTGCCGACAATCTGTCTTCGTTTGCCTTGAAATATGTGTCCTTGTCATACACATATGTCTTGTCATCTTTTGTAGTAATCCTTACAATCTTGTTTGTGATGTCAACCCTATCCCTAATAGCCTTAGGGTAAGCATAGCCATCCCAAATCCTTGACATAACAACCTTGTGGTTATCAGTCAATTCAAACTTAAACGTGCATTCCCACGGTTTTAGAAGAGGGTCTTTGAACTCATTCAAAACATCATCCTCGTTAAAGTAATACCAACTGTATACTCTGCTCTTGGATTTCAAGTCATTGTCAATACTCCTTACAAGACCGTCAAAAGTCTCCTTGAAATTGACAGTATCCATACTACCCTCAATAAAGTTATTAATCTTGAAATTTCTCTTGCAAATCAATTTGTCATTAACATATAAGTCAATTTCAAATCTCTCTTCCTTGTACTCCTTGTTTGGAACTTCGTTTGCCATAATCGTTAAAAATTAAAATTAAACGTTTAAAAAATAACTCTCGATTTAACATTAGTTAACACAACGAATATATACGAAAAAAAAACAAAAACAAAATTAAATGTTAATTTTTTTTTACAATGAAATACAATTTTGTATCAGCCGATAAATTACTTACCTAACTGATGCCATTTTCTTTTTATTAAAGATATTTATGTATAAAATACGTTTTATATATTATGGTTTACATTAAATATTTTGAAACAGAAGAAGAAAAACAAGCGTGTACTGACATCTATAAATATGTGTCATACACAGAAGAAACTGATAAGGTGAATATTATGAATATTCCATTTTTTTGCAAATTAACATTGAACAATGGTGAAGTGATTGAAATAGAAGGAAGTGGTGAATTGACATCGGCAATGACAATGCCATATTCAGCAACAACTGTTAGTGCTGAAATAGGTAATTTATGCACGAGTATTGGTCAAAGGGCTTTCTATATGTGTAGTGGATTAACAAGCATAGCAATACCAAATAGTGTTACAAGTCTTGGTAATTATGCTTTCTATGGTTGCAGTGGATTAACAAGTATAACAATACCAGATAGTGTTACAAGTATTGGAAATCAGACATTATATAATTGTGTTAACTTAACCAATTTAAACATACCAAATAGTGTTACAAATATTGGTAGTGGCGCATTTTCTTTTTGTACATCATTAACAAGTATTACCATAGGAAATAGTGTTACAAGTATTAGTGATGGTGCTTTCAATGCTTGTACATCATTAACAAGTATAATAATACCTAATAGTGTTACAAGTATTGGTAATGCAGCTTTTAATAATTGTTCATCATTAACAAGTATTACTTTATCTAATAATGTAACAAACATATCAGATGGTACATTTAATGGTTGCACATCATTGTCAAGCATAACCTTACCAAATAGTGTTACAAGTATTGGTAATGTTGTTTTCGGTGGATGTAGTGCATTAACGAGTGTAACTCTTAGTAATAATTTAACAAGAATTGATAACCAAAATTTTACTGGTTGCACAGCATTGCAAAGTATAACTATTCCAAATAGTGTTACAAGTATTGCTAGTGGAAATTTCCAAGGTTGTACTGCATTAAATAGTGCCACAATTGGATGCTCTATTATGGGTGATGCGAATTTCCAAAATTGTAGTGCATTAACGAGTGTAACTATACTAGATAGTGTTACAAATATTGGTAATGCTAATTTCCAAGGTTGTACTGCTTTAACAAGTATCACTATACCAGATAGTGTTACAAGGATTGGTGCATTTAATTTTGTAAATACTGGAATAAAAGATTTGACGATTGGAAGCGGAATTACAACGTTGACTGGTTCAGAATTTAATGGTATGAATAATTTGGAAACCTTAAATTATAATTCCAAAAACATTGCATTTTTCATTAATTGCACAAAATTAAAAAATGTAACATTAGGAAACAATGTAGAAACTATTGGCAATAATGCATTCAGTGGTTGTACATCATTAACAAGTGTAACAATAGGAAATAGTGTTACAAGTATTGGTGTTTATGCTTTTGGATATTGTAGTGGATTAACAAGTGTTACAATACCTAATAGTGTTACAAGTATTGGTGATGGTGCATTTACTTATTGTAGTGGTTTAACAAGTGTTACAATACCTAATAGTGTTACAAGTCTTGGTGCTTCTGCGTTTTATTATTGTACTAGGTTAACAAGTTTAGATTTAGGAAATGGAGTTACAAATATTAAGATTTATACTTTCATTAATTGTACATCATTGTCAAGTGTAACAATACCAAATAGTGTTACAAGTATTGGTACTAGTGCTTTCTATAATTGTAGTGGTTTAACAAGTGTAACAATAGGTAGTGGTGTTACAAGTATTGATACTAATGTTTTCACTCATTGTAGTGAATTAACAAGTATTACATCATTAGCAACTACAGCACCAACAATATATTTCAATACATTCCAAAATGTAAAGTCTAATGGTACATTAACAGTTCCAAGTGGTAGTAGTGGATATGACGTATGGATGGGAACTGGAGATTTTTATTTAGGAAAATATAATTGGACAAAAGTAGAACAATAATATAAACACAATAAAGCCAAATACAAGCAATATACCGCAAGTATTTGGCTTTATTTATTTATTATGTTTTTCCCTATATATCAATCCGTTGAAAGCCCCAAAGAAATCTCCAAGTCTACCATCATCCAACAAGTCATTAATCTTATTTTCTTGGGCTATCTTATACAGATTCTTGAAATCTCTTCCCTCATCATCCAATGGGCATTCGGTAAGCATTTTCATTGTTTCTGTTGCCTCTTCGGTAAGCAACGGTTCCTCAAGTGATATTATCTTCTTGTTTATCTCGTATATCTTGTTTCCTTGAACTCCGTCAGTCACGTTGTTGATTATGTTTTCGCAAGCCTTCAAAGGTCTCTTTTTTTCATTCTTGCGTTCATCGTTTATCTCCTTTGCCCTTGATATTACATCTTCCACAAGCATCTTGTTGTTCACGGCTTCTGGAAATAGGCTGAAGAATGTCTTTTCTCCAACTCCTTTTATACCAGCAATGTTATCTGAAGCATCTCCACAGAATATCTTTTTAAGAACAATGTTCTCGTGAGTGCATCCCAATACTTCCACACAGTTTGAAGGTATTACATAAGTTTTCTTGTTAAGCACGTACAAGCAAACGTCATCGGCTATAAGTTGTGCCAAGTCCCTATCGCTTGATATGATAACAATCTTTTCATTCGGTTTCTTATGCCTTACAACATATGCGCACAAGTCATCAGCTTCCACATATTTTGCCATATATGCCCTAATGTACAGTTCTTCGCAGATTTCAATTATAATATCTCTGCACCTACTGTACCTTTCATCCTCTGTTTCTACATATTGCCCTTTTTTTGATTCTTTTTTCTTGTTTCGTGAATAAGCAAGTACCTTCTTTACATAATCGTTTATCTTCTTGTCATATTCTGTTTCGTTTATATTGTAGTGCTTGTCCCTATTCGCCTTATAAGCTGGGTAAATATCTGCCCTTAGCTGTCCACTCAAGTCATCGTCAAAGAACACATAACATTTTGAGAAATCTCGCTTGACTATCACTTGCCTTATCATATTGAAGAAATTGATAATTGCGCCATAATCAAGACCGTCTTGGTTGAGTTTTGTTGAGACCAATGCTGTTTTAAGCACACTAGAACCGTCAACAACCAAAGTATATATATTCTCTTCTGTCTTTATATTGTTAGCTTCTATGATTGATTTTCTTATTACTTGCTTCATATATAAAATCTTAATCCATCATTATGAAATTCATTATAACGAGGTTTGTATTTCGCTATGTCCTCATATGACAACCCATGAGGTCTTATCCATTCCTCTGCGTCAATAAGCGCTTGTTGGGATTCGGACATTTCCTTGACAACATCCTCAATGGTCTTGCCACCCTTGCTGTCATCAACCATTTGCCAAATTTCTTCTGGGCTATAAATCTTTGATGATTTTCCATCTGTTATAATTCTGTTCTCATCTCGCAAGAATTTGTCTATTGATTCTCTTGTCGGTTGATAATGCCTAAATCCATTGAGATAAAACTTGAACTCGTCACCTTCGAAATAATCACCAAACCATATTTCTTGCCCAAGTAATACATCTGTCAATTTACTTATTTCGTAAAAGTTATTGTTATCAATAGCTTTATGCAATTTTTCCTTTGTTTTATCGTCTATTTTTTTCATACTAAACAGACTAATTATTTCTTTGTCTTGAGTATATTTTTTCATCAGCAATATATTTTTTTACTTATTGTATGAGGCATTTTTCTATATGTATCCCTTGAAAGAAGAATATTTATCGGCTTTTCAGATAAATATGGCGAAAACGCAAATTTACAACCGTTTTCATTAATGTTTCCAAAATTCTTGTCAGTACCGCTTCTTATTCTCTCATCCTTTACCTTAAGCAAAGGAATCGTCCATCCTATTGTATAAAGATAGTCATATATGTCTTGTTTCAGAACCAATGCAATTTCAGCTTCCCTTATCTCGCTTGCGTTGTGTATGACATTCTCATCAGACTTGTCAACCCAAACGAACAGATATGAATTGTTTTCCAATCTCTCGTTAACGAACCATCCATCCATTCTGTAGTCTCTTCTGCTCAAGAATGACAATTCAAGGCAGAAGGTATTCAATTTCCTTCCCTTCTGTTCATTTGTAAAGTCCAATGCAGCTTTTTCATCACATTTGTATTCAAAACCGTTATATTCAAAAATCGTGTCAATGCCCTTGAGTTGGGTGTTTTTCTCATTTACTTCTATCAAATTCTTGACATCAGTATAAAAATGCTTTTTCAAGAAATCGTGCACTGCCGATTCTCCTTGTATGTCTTGTTTTTCCTTTTCTGCATTTCTAGCCATAAATAAATGTTACTTTTAACTAATATATACAAAAAATATTACTTCTGGAAAATTTATTGTATATAAAATGATATTTATTATAAATTATATTTTTATATTATGATTTATTTAAAGAAATTTGAAACTGACGAAGAAAGAACTCATTATGCGTCAGAAGACAAACTAATGTCATATACAGAAGCAACAGACACTGTTCACATATTAAAGAAAAGTGGCGGTGACTATTTGACCTTTGTTGCGGTAAGTGATGGTACTTTTGAATTCAGTGGAACTACTGGTGGTTCACAAGTAAATATGATTGCATATTCGTTGGACGATGGCGAAACATGGTCTGAATATCAGAATCAAGTATCATTAAATGTAAAATCTGGTGATGTTGTGAAGTGGAAAGGAAACATGGTTCCATATCCTAGAATTAGTGATGATAAATTTGCAACTGATGATTCTGGAATAGGAGTTTTCAGTGCAAGTACTGCAATGTTTAATTTACAAGGAAATATAATGTCATTATTGTATGACGATGACTTCGAAGATAAAACAAGTTTGATTGATTCTTGTACTTTCAACATGATGTTTTCTACAACAAATGTTGTCAATGCAAACACGTTGGTTATGCCATCTCACGATTTGACAATAAATTGCTACTGCCGTATGTTTAAGGATTGCGCCAAAATGTACACAGCACCGCTCCTTGTGGCAGAAAACATAAATGATTTTTGCTATTTCGAGATGTTTGAGAATTGTGCAAGATTAATAAATGCGCCATCATTAGTTGCTACTGAATTGAAAAAAAGTTGCTACCACAGAATGTTCGGAGGTTGCTCAAGTATTGTTGTTGCACCAGTATTGCATGGTGGAATTATGAAAGAAAGCTGTTATGAGGCTATGTTTCAAAACTGTGCTAGTCTTTTGATTGCACCTCAGCTTTCATCTACGACCCTTGATAGATGCTGTTATAATGGTATGTTTAGCGGCTGTACATCTTTAAAGTCAGCTCCAAATCTACCATCATTAACAGTACCAACAAGCGGTTATTGCAACATGTTCAAGGGCTGTACTAATTTAGTTTCAGCACCAAAAATATCTGCAACTGGATTGACTACTATGAATGGTGGAAGAGAATTATATGCAATGTTCGAGGATTGTAAATCACTTGAAGTGGCTCCTACATTGTTAATAAAGTCTCTGACAAAATCATTATGTTACAGCAATATGTTTAGAGGATGTACAAAATTACAGTATATAAAGGCTATGTTCACAACGACACCATCAACGACATATACCGATTCTTGGGTGTCTGGTGTTGCATCAAGTGGTACTTTTGTTAAGAACAGCGCAGCAACTTGGAATGTCAGAGGTGTAAATGGTATTCCAAGTGGATGGACTGTAGAAACAGCATCTGAATAAGATATTTATAAAAATTATGTATACACAAAAAAAAATGGCACTATATTAAATAGTGCCATTTTTTTTCAGAATATTTCAGTTGTTTCCTCTTCTGTAAATGCCATTGATTTTGCATCATCGTCACTTACACTACTGTCACCAATGCTCTCAATTCTCTTCAAGATGTCCTTGATGTTATTCTTCTTGTAATCATCAATGTCATCTATGCTGCAAAGACCGTTGTGCACACAAGCTATTTCACCTTCATATGTAATGTTGTAAGGCGTTGGCAACTGATTCTTGTTAACCTTAATCTTGCTGACAGTACCGTAAGTATAAGTCTGTCCCTTGACAGTTGCATTAAGCTTCTTAATCGCAGCCTTTGCCACACCTCCCAAGTGTATGATTAGCCTTGCAGCGTAGAAGAATGCTTTACCGCCCTTGAGTTCAATTGAAGGCAATCCCATTGTACTATTCATAGAATCATTCCAAATCTTGTTGACACACACAAACGAGTTTGTATATGGTGAAGAAACCTTCCTTGAAGTAGGAATCCTATTGTTCAAAATGTTCGTGAAAGCTGAACTTAAAGCACCAGCGTCAAACATATTGTTTCCAGTTTTGCTCATAAGGCTCTTGAATGAAATTATTGAACCAACAGAGTCCCAAATGAAGCAGATTGGCATAGGTATTTTACCATCTTCTTGCTTATCAAGGAATTCATTTATAGAATATGCAATATCCTCAATAACCGCAGTATTTCTCTTCTTTGTTGTCTGCTTACCAGTTGCATAATCATTCATTCCATATGTATCAGCCAATTTTCTACTGTTATAATAGAAGAAATCGCCGCTCCAATCAACAATCTGTCTTTCTGTAGTTACTGTTACCTCACCAGTTTCCTCATCAACAGTTTCAACATCAACATCACCATATTCAGGTGTAGCCTTCATGCCACAATCTATTGCATACGAGAAGTCAAAGTTGTTTTCTGTATCATAAATAACTGGAAGAATTCCATTGTTTATACAGCTTGCAATAAGGCAATTAACCAATGTAGACTTACCAGTGTTTGACCAACCAGTTATGATACTCATATATCCCATTGGAAAACCTGGAAGTTTTAATGCCTCATTAAATGCCTTTGGCATTGGAATAAAGTCCATTGGTTTGTCAGCAATACTTGCTGCAAGGTCATTACCCTTTCTTGAATAACCCATCTCTGCCTTTAATTCGTCAAGGTTGAATTTCTTTATCGTTGTCCCCTTCTTTATTGCTTGTTTCATTATTAATGCTTAATTTATTCAAATTATTAAAAAAACATTCCCTACATATTGCTCTATAAGTATCATCACCACCAATAACAATCTGTTCACCATCGACAATCATATTACCGCTTGAATCAAAGCGAGCATTTATTATTGCCTTTTTACCGCAGTCACAATATGACTTAAGTTCTTCAATAGAATCTGCAATTTCAAATAGTCTTTTTGAACCAGCAAATAAACGTGACTTGAAGTCTGTACGCAAGCCGTAGCAAATTACATTGATACCGATTGTATCTACAACCTTTGCCAATTGGTCTACTTGTTGTGGTGTTAAAAACTGGCATTCATCAACAAGAATTATTCTACAAAATCTGTTCTTAATCGCAAGATTGAACAGATTCATCTTCTTGTCAACAAGAATGCAAGGACGTTCAATGCCAATTCTTGACCTTACTACTGCTGCTTCCTCTCTTGTGTCTATAGATGGCTTTATAACCAATATTGGGATTCCCTTCTCATCCAAATTATGAGCCTTTATAAGCAAATTCAAGCTTTTGCCGCTACTCATAGAGCCATAATTAAAAACTAATCTACTATTGTTCGTAACCATATAAAATAGCATTAATATGGAAGGTCAGTGTCTTCTGTTGAATGTGCAGAATAAATTGGTTCTGGGTCATCATCTTGAGTTTCCTCTTCTTGATTACCATTGCTTTCCGCAAGCTTTCCAACATAACAATTCTTTTCCTTATTGAAATAAGGCACGTCACCGTCAAGAAGAATAGACATATAATCATAAGGTTTTACCTTATATACGTCAGACCACTTCTTTTCATCATTAATCCACTTGTTTCCAAGCTCGAAATCATTTGTCAATGGAGAAGAAAACTTTGAGTCTACAACCGAATAAACGTTCTTTCCATCAGCACCCTTGCTGATAGTTACCTCCAAATCGTATCCATTGTTCAAGTCAAAAATATTCAGATTTCGGTTCATCTTCAAACCTTGCTTGTAACGAGCTGACCAAAGCTTCATAATCTTCTCATAAGGACCTTCCTTTGCACCCGACATAAGCCAAAACTTAACGCCATCATTCTCGTGGTCACGTTCTATGCACCTTACAACATACATTGTCCTTGCTCTGTTGTGCATATTGATTTCATCGTACTTCTTCTTTTCAGAATCGTTTGTTGCCTTTTTCTTCATTTCATACGCTTGGTCTGATACCTCACAGAATGGGCAAGTGTCACCAAACCCGTTTTGGATAGGGCATGGTAATGTCTTCCAACCGCTTGGAGAAACCTCTTTGTTTACCTTAATTGTATGCATATGGACTTTTTGAAAAGGAAAACCTCCATCCTTGTTTATAGGAAGAAGCCTAATAGTGATAGTTTTGCTAGATTCACCGTTCTCTAATTTGGTGTTCAAGTAATTCTTTGGGTCAAAAGAAACAAAATTCTTTGGTTTTGCAGTATTGTTCAACTGCTCAATAACATCATCTGGTGTAATGTTTGAATTAAAATTAGACATAAAAAATAAAAAATTTAAAAAAAAATTATTGTAAAGTAAAAAATTAAAAATCGTCTTACCAGTGTTAATTTTATATAAAAAAAACAAAATAAATAAATAAAACAGCAACAAAATTGCCATTTATTATAAATATTTCGTCACATAAAAATATAAGAAAATAATGGTGCTATTCTATAAAAAATATCACCATTGTCAGATAATGAATAATTTGGTCTTGTGTATATGTAATCGAATTATATCTTGCTTTGGCTGCGTCAACAATAAAATGTGCAGCAATAATAACATACAATTGCCAACACATTCCGAACACAACATAAAAAGGAAGCACGTACAAAAAACAGTGTACAAATAGATGATACCAGTTATTTCCTTTAGTACTAGCTATAAAGTTATTTTGTAATACATAATCTCCAAATAAATGACAGAATAACAATTTAAAAATTAATTCCATTATAAAAGATATTTATAATATTATTAGGGAACTATATACCTGTTGACTCAAGCAACGAGGATTTATTATATTGACGTTTCACTATGTGTCTAATGACATTGCCCTCACCGCCCTTAAACCCGATTCCCTACGGGCCTTATTATTTTATTTTAATTAAATACCAAAAATCTTATTGATGTCTTGCCTCATTTCATCATCAATGAAGCTATGCTCAATGTCTCTGTCATTCCTATCGCTAATATCCTTTTGCTTGATTACATATTCGTCTTGACCAGTAGGAGCATCATTTCTCTCACCTATTTCATAGTTTGGGTTTTCTTCAGCAAACTTATCCCAATAATCAGTAGGCTTTACATTAAATGGATATGAATCAAGTGAACGCAGATTCAACTTTTCTGTAGGTGTCTTAACCCTCTTTTGGAACTCTTGATTCAAGGACTCAATCTTGGAATTTGTTTTGTTTATCATATCCTCCATCTTGTTTATTGTACTCATGAGCTTTGTAATTGTCTTGTCAATTGTACCAAGATTCCTACCTACATGGTTAACCTTGTCATTAACCTTCTCTTGGGCATCAGTCAAGTCATCTATATCAAGCACTTCCTCGTCCTCTTCCTCTTCATCACCCATTGGGTCTTCTTCATCTCCCATCATAGGGTCATCTCCCATCATTGGGTCATCACCGCCATCCATTTGGTCATCACCACCTCCCATTGGGTCACTACCTCCACCCATAGGGTCGCTACCGCCTCCCATTGGGTCATTACCACCAGCCATAGGGTCGTTACCGCCTCCCATAGGGTCGTTGCCTCCACCCATTTGGTCAGCGCCACCACCCATTTGGTTATTACCGCCACCCATAGGAGCGTTGCCACCTCCCATTGGGTCGTTACCGCCTCCCATAGGGTCAGAACCGCCTCCCATTGGGTCATTACCACCCATCTGGTTTTGGTCATCTTGGGTATCATCTTCCTCAAGCGGAGTATGGTTATAATATGACCATTCACACAAACGCATAAATTGCTTGTGTGCCTCATATAAACCGTTTTCCTTTAGATATTCCTTGTTCATTTTGTTGTTGCTTAATCATTAAGTAATTCTTTGTTGTCTTCGGTCAAAATAGTCTTGGAACTTTCTGTACGTTCAATAAGCCCCTTGTCCTTCTTTATTTTCTTAACAGGTTGTGAAGCTAAAATTTCACTTGCTGCGTTAATCTTTTCTTGAGTAGTCATAACTTTTTCTTTTTTATCATTATTTTCTTCAATCTTATCTGTAGTAACAACTTCAACACTCTTGCTAACCGTGTGGCGTGACAACAGATATGGTTTCCTTTTTACTACTTTTTTATTTACAAATCTCATAACATATTTTTATATAAATATCTTATTAATTGAAAAAAAGAGTCTTATCATCTATTTTAGTAACAATCTTTACATTTATGTTACCATTTGACATAAGTATTAGTTTGCCATTATATTTCGACCAATCAACAGTCTCATTGTTTTCGTTTCCAGTCAAGCTGTTTAGAGCATTTATCGAGAATATACACCCCTTCTTGTAGTGTAATATCATACTACCGACAATATCATTCTTTATTACCTTCTTGTCAGAGCATATCTTGAATGTAACCAAATATTCAGACTTGTTACCATCTACTGTATAAACAAACAAATTGCCGTACTTGACATCATACTTGTTGTGTATGCCTTCAAGATAAGTCAAGATGTTGTTTTTCTTTACAAATTTACCAACTAATACTTCCTTCTTTTCCATTTTCTAATCCTTCAATTGTAATATAAATGGAACGGCAAACCTCTTGTCTTTTACAACCTTTAGAATATTGTATGGTATCTGTCTGTCATCATCGATTATTACATTATATTCGCTGCTTGAAACAGATTCCATAAGCTTCATAATGTCTATGCCGCAATATCTGCATATCTTAATAGATATTCCGACAACAGTCTTGTTGTTGCAAGAGATATATACCATCTCGTTCCATATATAAATATACTTCTTTTTCGAAGAAAATACAAAATTCAGAAGTCTTTTTGCTATACTGTAGCTAATATTCATCACATTCAAGTACATATACCTTATTGTACCAACATATTCGTTGAATACAGAATTACAGAAAGAAGCAATGTCCTTTTCGTGCTCATCCCTTTTTTCAGTTCTTCCGAAAGTCCAATAAAGATTATCTCTAATCTTCTTGTTCAAAATAGAAAATTTATCCGAAGCAATTTCCTTAGCTTCGGATAAACCACATATCAAACAAGGCTTGTCTAACTCAACCAAAGAAAAATCTTTGACCACCTTTATAAAGCTGCAATTCAACTTAACCTTACCTTTCGAAAATATATACCCAAGATAATTCATATATTGAAATTTTAATTAGTATATAATTTTTTTTGAAAAAACAGAAATTAAGAACCGTTCAAGTAAGAGAAATGCATAGTATCACCATACTTTCCTCCCCAACCCCAACCGTATTTCTTAAGTATCTTTACGGCTGTACTGTTTACTGTCCTTATCACTCCGTTGGCATCATCATCGACACCGCTATATGATTCGGCACTTCTAAAGAATGGATTCTGATTAGAGTTTATATCGATTGCAATACCATATGAATGCTTGCTCATAATATTAGAGCCTTTAAGCCTTGGGTTGTTTATATATCTCCAACAATAGCTTCCGACATCACTAACCATAAAGCCATTATCTCTCAATTCGGTAAATGCCTTTACAATATCTGGTCCTAATTTCTTGTGAAGCCATACCTTTCGTACTGTTCCCATACAAGGAACCTCGAATTCTGCAAGATACTGCTTCATTTCAGATGGTGAAGAAGGGAACGAGCCGCCAAACAAATCTGCCATTATAGCAATCTGTTCTTCCTTTGACTTGTTACATCCGCATTCAACCAATCCACCACCAATAACCTCTTCCCAACTCTTTCCAATCCTTGGAGAAGAAGGTGTAAACGACCTTGAAGCAAAATTTACGTTTGGCTTAGGCATAACACTTGTACAAGGTATAATATCAACTTTAGAGAACAGTTTCTTTATATCATCATCACTTAAACCAGCAAGCTGTTTGCAGTCCCTCTTTAAGTTGTTCAAACCGTTTACAGCAGCAACTGGATACATCTTGCTCAAGCTCTTGAAGAACGCATCATTTACAAAGTCTCCAATTGATTCAATTCGTTTGATGGTGCTATCAGAATAAGTGTAAATAGCCACATCCCTTGCACTAGCAGTACCATCTGTAGCCCTAACCAAAACAGCATCTGGATATTGTTTTGACGATACACTGTTTATGTCGTTGCAAACCCATCCAATAGAACTGATGTAATTTGAATAAGTGTTCAACAAAATATCAAATACACTACCGCCTTGTTCTGCAACATCATACCTAACCAAGAAAAGATTAGGGTCTTCAGTACCAAGAGAAGCTCCACTTGCAACACAAGTCAATCTGTTTGTGGCTTGTATTGTATGGTTCAATGCTGCAATCAAATTGTTACCCAATACAGATATTCCATTCTCTTCTGCATCATTGATGTCCTTCTTTGCCTTTCCGTCATATTCCCAATATGTCTTGTTTCCGTCTCCACTTGTAAAGACGTGCCCGTATACATTGTCGTGGTCGTGATGGCACAAATACTTCTGTTTCCTCCAAAGAGAAGGGGTCTTCTCCAACTTTGGATTTGGATGATAATCTTCACCAGTATTTGGATTGCTTTCGTCATATCCTTGCCTTGAGCAATACATATACATCTTTTGAACCATTTCTTGTGTTATTGTAACTGGTGATGTCTTTGCCTCAGTCTTCTCATTGTTTTCATATATTGCAACACTGTTTATTACGTTAGTTGTCTTTCCTACCACAACCATTGGAGTGTTAAGGAAGACATTCTTTACAATAGGCAAAACAGTGTCGTAATTTGATGGATGATGATTAGAGTCATATTTTTCATAAGCAATCTGTTTTGGTACAAATATATGGAAATCACCCTTGTTCTTGACCCTATTGAACAATACTGTAGCAACAAGCTCAATTGCTAATTGGTCACTAGTGCCGCATTCGGCAATGACAGTACAAGTCAAAGCCTCTATCAAAGTGTCGTATCGAGTCTTGAAATTGTCGTTTTCAGATGCTCCATGCTTTTTAAAACCTTGAGGTTCAACAAGTATTGATTCTTCAAAACCTCCATTTGAAGCTGTCAAACCAATTGGATAACAAGCATACTTACAGTTATTGTCAATGCTTGCGCATCTTGCTTCTTGATAATACTTTTCAGCATAAGAGCCATCCAAAGTGTCACCCTTAAGATAGAAAGGACTCTTTACAAATGGTGTAAGTGTATTTGCCATTCTTACACCAGTGAATGTAGTAACCATATTGCCTGGTGTAATAGAATGCTTCACCTTCTCAATAAGATATGAACCTCTGAACATTGGAATATTCAACAATACGAAATACATCAATGGCTGTACCCAAGCACATCCCATCATTGTTACAGTACAAGTATATGAATTGTTTGCATATATCGTATACAAGTCTTGTCCAACAGCAAATACAGATGTGCCATTTTCCTTGTCATTAACCTTTTCACCACCAGTTTTACTGTTCATACTTGCAAGTATATACTGTGCTTGCAATGATTGCTCTGTAACCATAGCACTATCCATTCCTACATTTATATCAGTAAAATAGCTTTGATATTGGCTACCATATGTAACACCAAATGCTGGTATTGGATAGCCATTCTCGTCACTCTTGCTGTGAATAGCCTCTGGCCAAGAAGATGCATCCCCATAATTCAACATAAACGAATCGTCAACATACATAGAACCCTTGATGTTCAAGCTTGTTGAAGGTTCACTCTTGTATATTGTTACAAAATAAGGATTTTCCTCAAATTTCTTCATATCAAGAAATGCAACTGGCTTAAACATATCTTGCATAGCATCAACATACATCTTACCACTGTTGTCATAATCAGTAGTTTTCAGCTTCAAGAAGTTCTGTACACACATAAATGACAAGTTATTCTCTTGCAACATTGCTGTAATGAACGATATAAGTGAGAATTTACGTTGGGCTTCTGAACGACAGATAAGTTTGCACATATCTATTGGGTTGACAATCACCTTATCACCAATATCATAATAATATGAATCTATAAAAGCAAAATGCTCCTTGAAGAAATGCTCCATCTTCCAAGTGTCGAAACTTGTAGCACCAAGCCACTTGTCGTGAAGAATCTTAAGGTACTTGTACAGTGCAATCTGAATATCCTTTGTAGTATCGGGTTCTTTTACTGCTGATATTGGTGTAAACATCCTTTCCTCAACCAAGCCGTTCTGTACCAAGTCCTTCATTTTTGCCACGAATCCTCTTACATAACAAGAGAAATCACCATCAGTCATTGTTTTAGCAACATTGTCAAATCTGTTCATTTCGACATTGGTCGAATTGAAATAATTCTTTATAATCAGAATAGGCTGAACAGTGAAATTTGTCAGTTTCTTTACTATTTCAGTATTTTCCCTAAAGAATATACCGCCTTTAGTGTTTATTGATACATAATTGCTGTTGAAATTTGATTCAACCAAACTGTTAAGCTGCCATTCGTTTCCGTTCTTCGCATATTCAAGGAATTGCTTGCATTCCTTTGCGGTCAAAGATGAATTTGTGCTCTTACTCTTAAGCTCAAAAGCATTCTGATATTTTGGAAAGTCAGACTCTACCCAATCAAGGAAATACTTTACAAATCTTGCCTTCGTACC